CGGCGAATGGCGGTTTAGCAGTCCCGCCGCCGCAATAATCAGCCCCAGCCAGTAAAAGTTAAATTTTTTATCCAACAGCACGGCACCCAGAGCGCACATTGCCACGACCAGAACCACCGTATAATTAACCCCGATCAGCGGCATCAACAGCAAAGTGGAAAGAATCGATCCCAACACCGAGCCGACCGTATCCACAGCCATCAGTTTTCCGGTAAAATTGCGGTTATATTTGTGCAGATAACGACTCAGCAGCGAAGTAATCTTGCCGAACAGAAATGACGGATAAGACAGCAAAGCCAGACAATAGACGAAGGTTTTGACAATGTTATCGTTCAGCCCGAGCCAATCCATCATTGAAAAATACAGGTCTATCAGAATATAACTGGCAGCCAGAACAGTCAGAATGCTTAGAGAATAGAAAGAAGCAACGGCCGTTTGCCGAACAGCACCGCGCGCCAAGCAAAAAACCGAACCGGCATAATACCCCAGCGACATAAAAGCCATAATCACGCCGATGACGATTGATGCGGTCACTGCCGTGGCGCCGACAAAGCTGCTCAACTGGCGCAAGACAATCAGCTCCAGCGAAAGGCTGGCAAAACCGCCGATAAACACGGCAGCCAGCAAAATAAGTTTCAAACGGCGGGGCATCGCTTTTCCTTCCTTTCTGACCGGTTTTCGGTTTATCATATCCGGGAAGATTAAATAAAACACTAAAATGATTCCATAGCATAACTTTTCTTTAAAACTGGACTCAAGCATGCTGCCCTCTTATCCTGTTTGCAGGTTGTTAACTGAAAGGACAGACAATGGTAAAAATCGCAGCCCCGAAAGTAGAAGTGCTGACTCCGCTGGACGGAGACGCCATTCTTAAACATCTCGAATTATGCGCCCGCAACTGTTATAAAAGTGAAGACAAGATTACCGCGGATTCCGCACGGCAGATGGTTCGCAAACTTTTGGAGCTCGGACACGAGGCGATGATTGAACATTATACCCTCACGGTGAAACCCCCCTGCGATATGGGCGTTTATAAAGATTTGACCCGCCACCGCCATGTTTCCTATGCGATTGAAAGCACCCGTTACTGCAATTATTCCAAAGGAAAATTCGGCAATGAACTGACGGTGATGAAGCCCTGCCACATCAAGGAAGGAACGCCGGAATATCAGATTTGGCTCAGCACGATGGAAACCATTGAAAAGAATTATAATGCCATGGCAGAACTCGGTTGCAAACCGGATCAACTGCGCATGCTGCTGCCCCATTCAATTAAGGCCGACGTAATTATGACAGCCAACCTGCGTGAATGGCGGCATATTTTCAAACTGCGCTGCGCTCCGGCGGCTCACCCTACGGTTCAGGAAGTTATGAAAATGCTGCTTGGCACCCTTAAGCGCGAAATTCCGGTCATTTTTGACGACATTCCGTATGACTGTCCGGCTCTGACCGCCGCGGAATAAAGTAAACCCCGCAATCAGCGGGGTTTCATTTTATGTCGGATTTGACCACTAAAAAAGCCCTCTTATGGTGATACTTTTAATATACCACATTTTCCTAAATAAGAATGTAATTCCAACCGCATTGCAGTTAAATTATTTGATTTTTTTGAACAAATGTTTAATATTTACCTAACTATGAAATGAGGTAAAAATGAAAAAAGAAGCATCGCTGTCAATTATTGAAGATACAACAACTCATAAATTTTTAATGATAAGACATCTCCGAGGCATCAATAAAGGCTGCATTAATTTTCCGGGAGGGAAAAGAGAAGACAAAGAGACAATGGAAGAATGCGTTATCCGGGAAACTTTGGAAGAAACAGGTCTCCATATTAAAAATCCGAAACAAGTTGGATATATTGAATTTCCCAGTAAAGATTTTTATGTATATGTTTTCAAAAGTACCGAATTTTCAGGAATGCTTCATGAGAATAAAGATGAAGTACATACTTTTTGGATAGAAAAAGACAAAGTACCTTATGAAGAAATGCGTGAGGCCGATCGCGATTTTCTACCCGATATTCTTGCTGAAAAATTTGTAAGACGCCGTTATATCTATGATGAAAATTTTCATCTCAAAAAAATTATAAATTTAGACTAATAATCTAAATTATTAGTTTCAATAACCGTAGTCTTAAATAAAAACCTTACATTTTAATCTCGTCAAATATGTAAGAAGAAAGATGGTATTGGACAACTGGGACTCTGGGATTAACCGAGATTTACCGGGATATATCGGGACGCCATTTTATTAAACCCCTTGCTAGACGGTGTTTACAGGACGTTTAAAAGCCGCTTAAAGTATCGTTTGCCGACACGATTATGATTTTTAGAAAACAATACAAACTGCAAAATGGTTTTGGATGATGTTAAAATGGTTTTGGATTTTTTTCCAATTTTTGGCACAAAATCAGCCTAATAATTCAAATGAGAAATTTGATAAGTTTTGAACTGGGATTTAAAAAGGCCTGTTTTAAATCCCGGTTTAATATTAACTGGGATTCTTTTTAAACGAATTTTTGACAAATTAGGCTTTGCAAATAGCGGCTTTTATTTTACCAACAATGTGCAGCAATTCTTCATTTTCAATATCCCATGGCGCATATTCTGGATTTAAGGAAATAGCTCTTAATTTATCTCCAGCCAATTGCAATTTTTTTATAAAGCAGCTGCCATCATATTCGAAAGCATACATTGCATCGTTGGAAAATTGCTTAACACTCATGTCTAAGATAGCAATATCTTTTTCAAATAGCTTCGGTTGCATAGAATCACCGCGGACTTTGACCCCTGCTGCAAACTTTCGAGGAATATTATATATTTCAAAAAAGTCATCTGGAACAACTAAAGATGAAATAATATTTTCCTCGCTGATAATTGAACCACAGCCAGCCGAAAATTCGACATCATAAATATTTATAGTATTTTCTGTCTGATTGACTTGTCCTGTCAATATCCAATTAATATCAACCCCTGCTTTTGCCAGATTAGAAAGAACTTCTCCGCCTGGTAAATTGTTGTCAGCTTCATATCCTTCCCAGCTTTTTTTGTGACACTTTGCCACTGTAGCCATGCTTGCTTGGCTAAGTCCGAGATTTTCCCTAATTTTTTTTAGGCGCGCCCCTATAGTCATAAAATTTTTCCTAAAAGAATGCATAAAAGGATAATATTTTTCTTGACTGCGATAAAATTTTATCCTAATGTTAATTATCGTTTCGCTAATAGTAACATAAAAAAACGAAATTTAAAGGGAAATTTAAATGTGGGATAAGGCCAAAATAAAAATAGAACTGATGAAAAGAGGTTCAAATTTTACCAAAGCTGCACTGGACGAAGATTTATCATCGGGTGCATGCCGGACGGCTATGGTAAAGCCTTTTCCAGCTGGAGAAAGAGCCTTAGCAAAGGCTTTGGATGTCCGTGTAGAAGATTTGTTTCCAGAACGCTATCAGGAGGCAAAATAATGAAAAATTATTTTAGCGCTCAAGAATTGGACGATTTGCATTTAAGCTCTTTGCCTAGTTGTAAACGATTAATCAATATCAGGGCTAAAAAAGAAAATTGGCCTTTCCGAGCAAGAAAAGGCAAAGGCGGAGGTAAAGAATATAACATTAACGATTTGCCTTCAGATGTTAAAGCCGAGATATTAAAGAATCAGCAGTTTAAAGACAACACCATACAGCAGATTAGACAAGAAGAAGCTTTATCTGCTCTTGTCAAACTTAATGATGCGCAGCTTCAGAAAGCAGAAATCCGGGAAAAAATTATTCAGGAATATCACGCTTACCGGAAACAATCAGGACTATCTGCAACCAAAGCACGCTTATCATTCTGTGAGTTATACAATAATAAGACAGTTTTAACGGATAGCAGCTTCCGTTCTTTTGTAAACAGTCTTAGTAAAAATACTCTTTTCGACTGGGAAAAGAATTATGAAGCCATGGGATTATCGGGTTTGGCTGACAATTATGGGAACCGCAAAGGAGCCAGTAAAGTTGAAAGCCGACCGGAAATTAAAGAGTTTATTTTAGGGCTGATTTATCATCGTCCTGACATAAACTGTAAATTAATTATGCGTTCTTTACGCGTAAAATTTGACAGAACTACCCTTCCGTCTTATCGGACAATTCAAAATTGGGTTTCAAAATGGAAACATGAAAACCAGTCCACGTTATTGGCAATTAAAAATCCAGACGCCTGGCGCAATAAATTTCAGGCTGCCGCAGGGTCTCAATCGGAAAAGATTGTTCGCCTTAATCAGCGTTGGGAGTTTGATAGTACACCTACAGACATAATGTTAGATGATGGTTCCCGTCATAATATTGTCGGCGTCATTGATGTTTATTCCCGGCGCTTAAAACTTCTCGTTTCCAACTCTTCAAACTCAAAGGCCGTAACATCCATAACTCGCGCCTGTCTGCTTGAATGGGGCGTTCCTGAAGAGGTTAAAACAGATAACGGTGCCGATTATGCGTCGAAACACATGCGCCGTGTATTTGACAGCCTGGAAATAAAGCAGATATTTTGCAAACCGTTTACTCCTGAAGGCAAACCGCATATTGAACGGGTGTTTAAAACCTTTTCACATGATATTTTGGAAATGCTGCCCGGATATATCGGACATAATGTCAGCGAGCGCAAGAACATTGAAGCACGCAAATCTTTTGCCGATCATATTATGGGTAAAGCCAAGGAACCGACAAAAGACTATTTATCCGCCGAACAGCTTCAGGAATTTTGCGACAACTGGATAAAAAACTGTTATATGCAAGAACCACATCGGGGGTTAAATGGTAAAACACCGCAGTCAATGATTGATAATTATGACGGAGAAGTCCGCCGCATCGGAAACGAACGCGCTCTTGATATCCTGCTGTCTCCGACCAGCGGCGACGGATTAAGAACCGTTACGAAAAAAGGTATTGCCATTGATAATGCTTATTATGACAGCCACGATTTGGCCTTATATACCGGAAAACAGGTAAAAGTTCTTTACTCCGAATCAGAATGGGGAAAAATTTACGTTTTTACCTTGGAAGGCAAATTTATCTGCGAGGCTTTCTGCTGTGAACGAACAGGAATTTCAAGGGCTGAAGTTGCAACGGCTAAAAAACATCTGCAAAAACGCCTGATTTCCGAAAGCAAAAAAATTGTCAAAGACTACAGTAAAAAATACATGGTCAAAAATTTGGCACAGGAAATTGTTAATCAAAAAATCGAAAACAACCCTGATATTTTGGCTTTCCCCAAACCTGAAGTTTCTTACGAATCTCAATTTTTGAGAGAGGCGGAAAACATATTAAAAGCCCGTCAGGAAATTCCGACCAGCAGAGATTTAACTGTTGAAGAGCAAGCCATTATTGAAAAAGTGGAAAAAGCCAAGAATGACAATGTCATTAAAATGCCGGAAACCATATTAGCTCGTGAGAAGTATAAACACTGGAAAGAACTAAATGAACGCTTCTTAAAGGGCGACCGATTAACCGCTGAAGAAAGAGATTTTTACGCCAATTACAAATTGTCTTCAGAGTACCAAACCCAATTAACATTAGAGGAGTTAGGTCTCGGAGTCATGTAATAAACAAAGTTGCCCGCAAGCTGCAACTTGCGGACAACCCTAACACATCAGGAGCCCCTACGCCAATAGTCAGCCCCTGAAACTATAACCGAAATTATAGAGGATTTAATAATGCTAGAAAATACGCAAAAAGTCAATAACATCGCGGCATTACAAAATGTCGGAATTATCCTTCTCGCAATAAAAAAGGCCATGACACGCCCGGAATATCTCCCCGGACTGGTGGTTGTTCACGGCCCGAGCGGATATGGAAAAACCATGGCATCCAGCTATGCAGCTGCTAATTTAAAGGCTTACTTTGTTTCTGCCAAAGCCATCTGGACAAGAAAGACCATGCTGCAGGCGATTCTTGATGAAATGGGAATTCCCGCCAAAAGAACAACCGCAGAGATGTTTGATCAGGTTTGCGAAGAACTTTCTTGTTCCGGGAAACCTTTAATCATTGATGAATTTGACTATTGCGTCGACTGCAAAGGCCTAATGGCTTTAACCCGTGATATTTACGACAATTCAGAAGCTCCGATTATATTAATCGGCGAAGAGATGCTTCCTTCCAAACTGGCAAGAGAGGAACGTTTCCACAACCGCATTTTGGACTGGATTGCCGCAGCACCGGCCAATATGGAAGATGCCGTTAAACTCCGGACATTATACTGCGACAAAGTTAAAATTGGTGATGATCTTCTGGAAAAGGTATGGAAAATATCTGAAGGACGCGTCCGCCGTATTGTCGTAAATCTCAATAAAATTCAAGATACCGTTTTGGCCGAAGGAAAAAACATTATTGACCTGACCAGCTGGGGAAAGCGTGAACTTATCAAAGGCGAAGCACCCGCAATTCGGAGGTTGTCATAATGGAAAGTAAATTAATTCAAAAGAAACCCGGAAACCGCGAATTAATATGGTCTGCCATTCGTCAGCTAAAAACCTTTCGCGTACGGGATTTGGAAGACAAAACCCGCGTGCATGAACGAACAATTTTAAGTTATCTGCAAGTTTTGACTAAAGCTGGAATTTTAGAAAAAAAGAAAATCAGCATTGTTGGACACGGCAGCTTAACCAGAGCGGAATATACCCTTATTAAGGACAAGGGCGTAAATGCGCCAAAATTCAACAGAAAAGGGATAAATATTGAGGATACGATTCAATCAAAGGTATGGCGTGCTATACGAGTAACGAAAAAGTTCTCGCTGAAAGATTTGGTTGCTACGGTTTCTGATGAAAAGACCACACCATCAGCTTCAGCAATAGAACGCTACTTAATCAGTCTCAAAGCTGCCGGCTATTTATCAAAGAAGAAAAATGATAAAATTTATCATTTAATCAATAATACCGGCCCCAAGGCTCCTCAAATCCAAAAAACCAAAAAAATCTATGACCCAAATCTTCAGAGCATTGTTTGGGAAAGCCATTCAGATGAAGAGGAGGCCTAAATGTCAGCAATAGAAACTGCCAAACAGCATTGGGGGGATAAACTTCCGGACTGGATTGAAGTCCTGGCTATGGAATCCGATAAAAGTTCCCAGAACAAAATTGCTCAAAAAATCGGCAAATCATCGGCCGCAATCAGCCAGGTTCTTAAAAATATCTATCCGGGAACCATCGCTAATATAGAAGCAGCCGTCCGGGCCAATCTTATGGACGGAACGCATGACTGTCCGGTATTCGGCTCAATCCTTATCCGGGAATGTCTTGAAAATCAGTCCAGGCCATTTTCCAACTCAGGAAACCCTAACAAAATCAGACTTTTTAAAGCCTGCCGTAATTGTCAATACAACAAAAAATCAGGAGAAGAATAATGTTATCACAAGATGCCCAGAATTTGGCGAAATCGATTAAAGAAATAGAAAACAAAGCCACACAGATGGCCCATGTTTTAAATTGTATAGCCAGCAATCTCAGAAGTTTGAGCGAAAGCCTTGCATACATAGAAAATCACGCACTTGCCAATCAGCCATCCGAAAGGCCTGTTTATGAAGATATTAAGGAAACGGCCTAATCAGTCGTACTCACAATCTATTTATAGCCGATTGCTTTTTCACGCAATCATCAATTCAACCCCCAGAAGAAAAGGAAAAATAAAATGTCTAATACTGAAGTTGGCGGTATTGCTGTTGACCGTTTACGTTCTCTTATCGAACGTATTGAACGGCTGAATGAAGAAAAAGCCGCCCTTGAAAGCGATATACGCGACATCTTTGCCGAAGCAAAAAGCGCCGGCTTCGATGTCAAAATTATGCGCGAAATCATCAAACTGCGTAAGCAAAACGCTGCTGAACGGGACGAGAATGATTTTCTTCTCGAAACTTACCGTAAAGCTCTGGATATATAGGAGAAGTTAAAGATGAATGATATCAACGAAAACAACTATATGACCGATGCCAAAGGTCGGTTAATTCCCAAATCCATGGTCAAGCCGCAAGACCAGCTGCGTGACCAGACAGTCAAAATCATTGTCGATCGCTTCAAAAAAAGCCAGTCCGTACTGAAAGATTGCAAAGTCAAATCCATGCAAGACATTTCCGAGCTGGAAGAGATTGTCGCCGAAAAATATCAGGCCAAACTCGGCGGTAAGAAAGGCAACCTGACGCTCTACAGTTTCGACGGCAAATATAAAGTCATGCGTTCTTTTGCCGACCGTATCGTTTTTAACGAAGCTGCCAAGTCCGCCGAAGCCCTGTTTAAGGAATGCATTCTTGAATGGGGTCAGGGTGCCGATCCGAAGCTGGTCAGTTTGGTTAATTACGCCTTTGAAACTGACAAACAAGGAAACTTATCATTCTCAAAGATATACAGTCTATTACATTATAATATTAACGATGAAAAATGGTTACGGGCAAAACAGGCCATTATAGACAGTATGAATGTCGCCTACTCCAAAAGCTATATCAGAGTTTATGAGCGTGTTGGCGACACTGAGGTGTATAAAGCCATTCCGCTGGATATTGCTGCCGATTTGTAACCTTTCGCCGCTAACTCCAAATAAACAAGGCGAAACGGCGTATTTCAGCCCAAGGCTGTTATCCGCCGTCTACAGGAGATTAACCACCCTGTACTGATGAGCCAGGTTAAAACAAATGACAAAAAAGGAAATGATACAAGAACGCAAAATTTTGCTGGGTAAGATTCATATCGCCAAAAAATCTCTGGGTCTTGACGATGATACCTATCGGTCAATCATTTTTGCCGCCGTCGGTAAAAACAGCGGCAAAGATTGTACAGACCGCCAGCTGCTAAAGGTCGTTAAATCCTTTGAAGATAAAGGTTGGAAACACCGGAAAAATCCGAACCAATATCGCAAAGTTCCGACCGGACGGGCTGATTTGGAAAAAATTTACGCATTATGGGGGCAGCTTCAGGATATGGGCGTCGTTAAATCGACAAATCTGGTTGATCTGGATAAATGGGTCAGCCGAATGACGAAAGGCAAACGCAGTTCTGCTCAGTTTCTTGAAGAGAGCTGGGCGCAGCGGATTATTGAATGCCTGAAGCAATGGATAGCCCGGGAAGAAAGCAAAGGAGCTAAAAATGGGTAATTTTACCGGAATTTTGGCAGAAATGGAGACCATTATCGGAACTGTCGCAACCTTAAAACTTGTGAGCGAACGAGGCGGAACGGAAGTCGTCATCCCTAAAAATCCTACTGAAAAATGTCTGATAGCCCAGATTATCGGTGTTGATGCCGCAAAAAAATTAAGCCTGGAACTGGGCTACGGCAAATTTATGATACCGATGGGACATTTTCGGGGTATGGGCCGCAAAAAAGTTCTGGCAGCAAAAATGATTGAACAAGGCTTAAGCAGTAACCGCATTGCTGCGGAGCTGGACATTCACGAACGAACCGTCCGAAGAGTTAAAGACAAAAATTATTTAGATTTACCACTCATTAAATACATTAAAGAACAAGAAAGGAAAGACCATGAAAAAGCAGTTTACAATCCAAGTCAAAGCCATGGAACATACTCGAATCAGGGGGGAAATTGAGATTGAGGCTATGGATGAAGCCGAAGCAATGATGAAGGCGGTTATGAATAAAGACCAAATTAACTGGGACTATCGCCGAACTGGTGATATTGACCAGCTGGAATATATGATTATTGCGGAGGAATAATAATGGGAGCATTTATCGTTAAACAGCCAAATGGCCGATATATGAGATTTTCAAGCACTGTTGATTGTCCAACTCACTGGAACATGACAGAAGAGGATTACATAAAAGTTTGTGAAGAAAGAGCCAGAGAAGAAGCTTTAGACATTCTAAAACATCATTTGCGCCCTTTTGCTGAGGTTCGTGTATATTTTACGACGAATAACATGACAAGAAAAGAATTTAATAAAATTCTTAAAGAATGTGAGGAACCAATTCATGAAAAATAAGATTGAAAAAATGCCGGAAGGACAGATTCCGGTGACGGAATTATCCGATGCCGAGCGCCAACCATGTGAAATCTGGTCGCGCGTCATGGGATATTTTCGGCCGTTGTCGGAGTTCAACAAAGGCAAAAAGGCAGAATTTATAGAACGAAAATCCTTTACAGAAGGCAAATGTATAAATAAACTTCGTGCAAAAGGATAACAAAATGGATAAAGATTTATTAAAATTTCCTATTTTATCAATCCGGCAACCCTGGGCTTGGCTGATTGTGAACGGTTATAAAGATATTGAAAACCGGACATGGTCGACACGTTTCCGCGGTAAAGTCCTAATCCATGCCGGCAAAAAATGGGATGAAGGCATCATGCCGGCAGATATTAAAGCCATGTATTGGATTGAGATTCCGCGACGGCTGAAGACCGGCGGCATTGTCGGCATGGCCGAAATCACAGATTGTGTCAATAAAAGCAAATCGCCGTGGTTCTTCGGCCCTTACGGTTTCACTCTGGCAAATGCCAAACCTCTGCCATTTTACCCTTGCAAGGGTAAAATGGGCTTTTTCCGCCTTTTAACCAAAGATTTAGAAAATAAAGAAAATCTAAAAACAACCGGGGGATAATCCCCGGGTGTTTTTTACTACAGGCACGGGCTAATAAAACCCC